CAGACTCTGTGATGCTTTTCTATGACAATGAGTTCGGTGCACCGCAGCAGTATTTTGATAATTTCGGGATTGATACCTCGCGCGTAGCTCATACACCGATTACCAATATTGAAGAGTTAAAGTTTGATATCGCAAAGCAGTTAAACGACCTGTCCGAGAAGGAAAAGGTTATTATCGTTATTGACTCAGTTGGTAATCTCGCCTCAAAGAAAGAAGCACAAAACGCCTTAGAAGAGAACTCCGCTGCCGACATGACTCGTGCAAAGGAGATGAAGTCTCTTTTCCGTATTGTGACTCCTCATATCAAGATGAAGAACATTCCTATGATTGTTATTAATCACACCTACAAGGAAATGGGTTTGTTCCCAAAAGATGTTGTTTCTGGTGGATGTGTTGTCGCTGGTACGATGATACAAACGCCAGAAGGATTGAAGGCAGTAGAAGAATTTAAAGTCGGTGATCGTGTAATTACTGTTGGTGGATCTAATCTTGTCACACATGTCTGGGACCCCACTACATTAGAAGAAGGAGAACCTGAGTGTTTCGAGATCGAGTTCGAAGACGGTTACAAGGTAGTGTGTTCCGAACGTCATAAATTTTTGATTGATGGAGTTTGGGTGGAGGCCAAAGATCTCTTGATAGGTCAAGAAGCTTCTGTAGTATAGTATAGTCAAAAATCTGTTTTTTATATATCTATTATACTGTAGATAAAATAAGGAGCAGAATATGAACTATAAGAGAATATACGAAGAATTGATATTCAACGCAAAAAAAATAGAGAAGTACAAGGTTATACAGAGAATCATCATATAATACCAAAGTGTATGGGCGGAGATGATTCTATGGATAACCTTGTACGTTTAACAGCCAGAGAACATTATTTGGCGCATGAATTGTTATTTAAACATTATAAGACTACTAAATTGGCGCACGCTTGGTTTAGTATGTTGAGGCGTGATGCGAATCAAGAAAGGTTCTTTACTTCGAAACAATATGAAAAGGCTAGAATAGCACACTCAGAAGCCATGAAAGAAACCATGGGCGGTAGTAATAATCGTTTTTTTGGTCGAAAACATACAGAAGAAACTAAAAGAAAAATCGGAGAAGCTAATTTAGGAGAAAAACGGAGCGCAGATCAAATTAAATTATGGGTCGAACGAGTCGCTAAAAAACCAAAAAGCATTGAGCATCGTGCTAAAATTAGTCGCCCTGGTTTTATCATGTTGAAGAATATAGAAACTGGCGAATGCATTAGAGTTGACAAACAAGTTGCAATAGGCTATAATAGTAGTATATGGAAAAATCCAGCTTCAATAACACAAAAAAGAGAAGTTTGCGTTTATTGTGGTAAAGAATCGGTATCAGGAAATATAAAAAGGTGGCATAATGAAAATTGTAAACATAACCCCGATAGGTAAGAAACAGGTATATGACTTATCAGTTGAAGCGGTCGAACATTACGTACTGGCTAATGGTGTAGTAACTCATAACACAGGTATCTATTACTCAGCTGACAACATCTATATCATTGGTCGTCAGCAGGATAAAGACGGCAAGGAAGTTGTTGGATTTAACTTCATTATCAACGTAGAGAAGTCACGGTTCGTAAAAGAAAAGTCCAAGATCCCTGTTGAGTTCTCGTTGGAAGATGGCATCTCTAAGTATTCAGGTCTGCTTGATATGGCATTGGAATCTGGGTTTGTAACTAACCCAACTAAGGGATGGTATCAGTTCGGGGAGAACAAGTTCCGTGCTGATAACTTTGGTGAGCACGCAGAAGTTCTTCTCGCGTCTGATGAGTTCAAGCAATGGGTTATTGATAAATATTCACTGAATACCAGACTCTGGCAAGCAGAAGAGGAAGAAGAATAATGACAAAGAAGAAATCAGATAGCTATAATTTCGTGACGATGCCTGACCTAAAGTGCTCCTACTTTTTAGTAGAGAACAAGCAGAAGGGAAACGATGTCATCGCTCTTCTCCTTCGCCTTGAAGAAGGAAGACATAAAGGAATTATCGTCGAGATTTCTAAGTTTGAACTAGCTGAAAATTCAAACAACTTGACTTTTAACTATGATGTAGTGTATAATCCATATGAGAAGATTCCAAACGTTAAAACAATTGAAACCTTTATCCGTAAAACTGTTGGTCGTATTATTACTAATGCACTTAGTTGTGTTCTTTTAAACGAGGGTTTTCCTGATGAAAATAGAATCTCTGATTCTGAAGTCGTTACTAGTTAACGAAAATTATTGCCGTGCTGTATTACCATATCTAAAACCTGAGTATTTCACAGATTTTACTCAAAAAACGATCTTTAAAGCTATCAATGGATTCGTTAATAATTACAACGAACAACCTACCATTGAAGCGTTGCGCGTTATTCTTTCTGAGTCTTCCCTAAAAGAAGAGGAGTCAGATTCTGCTCTAACTTCTCTTGATGATTATGTTGACGGAGAAGAAAACAATTTTAACTGGTTAATGGATAAAACTGAAGAGTTCTGTAAGGAACAGGCTATCCATAATGCTGTACTTGAGTCTATTCATATTATTTCTGACAAAAAAGAGAAAAAAGATAAAGGTGTTATCCCTGAGCTATTGAAAGAAGCTCTCGCAATCTCTTTTGATCCTACCGTTGGTCACGATTTCATGGAAGACTATGAAGCGCGATATGACTTCTATCATCGTAAAGAAGAACGTATTCCGTTTGATATCGAACAATTAAATCAGATCACAAAGGGTGGTCTGCCACGCAAGACGCTCAACATTATCTTGGCGGGAACGGGAAGTGGAAAATCTCTTTCCATGTGTCACTTCGCTACAACAAATCTAACGCAGGGTAAGAACGTTTTGTACATCACGATGGAAATGGCAGAACAGAAGATCGCGGAACGTATTGACGCAAATATGTTGGATATCTCCCTAGAGAATCTGGCTCTTATTTCTAAGGAACAATACACGAAGTTAATTACAAGCGCGAAGAAGCGCACGACAGGTAGGTTGATCGTGAAGGAATATCCGACTTCTTCTGCAAATGTAAATCACTTCCGTCATCTTCTGAATGAGTTGAACCTCAAGAAGAAGTTTGTTCCTGATATTATCTACATTGACTATTTGAATATCTGTTCTTCTTCTAGAATGAAGTTCTCACCAAACGTGAACTCTTACACGATGATTAAATCTATTGCAGAAGAGATCCGTGGTCTAGCTGTTGAATTTGACGTTCCAATTATCAGTGCTACCCAGACGAATAGAACAGGCTTTTCTTCTTCTGACGTTGAACTAACAGATACGTCTGAATCGTTTGGTTTGCCAGCAACGGCTGACTTTATGATTGCTCTTATCAACACAGAAGAGTTGGAAAAGATGTCTCAATTGTTAGTAAAGCAGCTAAAGAACAGATACAACGATGTATCCTCGAACAAGAAGTTCTGTGTTGGAATTGATCGTTCTAAGATGAGATTATATCAAGTTTCTGAAACCACAAGCGGATATGAAACATCTAATAATAGTGAGGACTTCTATACGGATGCGCCTGATTATGGTGGTCGGTCTACGTTAAAGGACAAGTTCAACAACTTTAAATTCTAGAGGATTGGTATGAAAAGATTTAATGCATTTAGCATGCTAATTTGTACACTGTGTATTGGTGTAGTGTATTTGGTATCAACTGGTTTGGTTATTATTATTGGGACGATTTCTAATTTCTTTCTCTGGATAAACAGGAAGTTGGCGTTAATTCTTATCTGGGCTGAACGTGAATACCTTCGCGAAAAAGGCGTTGAGTACGACGAGGCGTATTACGAAAAAGCTATTGACTTTATCAAAAAGCTTTAGAATAAAACTTGACAATTTAACGTAAAAGAGGTATAATAGAAATATATGGGAAAGCCTAAGCAAATTTTTCTAAAAGAGACTGTACCTGCGAATGATTGTGAGCACTTGCTCGGTACGTTTCTTGACGACTCTCACTATGATCTTCTAATTGAAGAAGACTGCGACGTATACAAACCAATCCCTGATCATATAAAGAATAAATTTTTTGATAGCGAGCTTCTTAACTTAGAAAATTATCTGCTTCTGAAGTTTCGTAAGAATGTCTTCCCCGAAGACATGCAGAAGGAAGCGTATGTTGGTCTACGAGAGGCTGCGGTTGAATCACAGAACCGTGGGATCGCGGCAGGTTCGAGAACTGAAAAGTCCACAGGTCGTGACTGGGTGACTATCCTTCAGGAAAAGGTAATAGATATTCTCTCAGAAGATAGTACCCCTCTTCCCGGCGAGGATCCTGTAGCTGATGCGTTCTTGAAATACGGTAACAGTAATGAAGTTGGAGCCAGAGGTTCTGTGTGGTTAACTGGCAAGAAGCCAGCGAACTTTAACTTCGTTGAATGGGCAAACGCAACTAAGAAGCTATCCTACAAAGACCGTATCAAGGAAGTAGAAAAAATCAATGATTGTATCTCAGATACCTCTTATGCTAATCCAGTATACAGTGGCATCGCAGGATACTTTGATCGTTATCCTCGTATTCCTTATTGCCGAACCACAGCTTACACTTCTCATCAAGGCGATAAGTTCGCTGCTGCTGTTCCTTTTATTGAGAAGATCTCAGAAAAGTTTAAGGAGTTAGTTCCAGGTCGATGGGAAAATCAGAATAAAGAAGTTTCTAAGTTGGATAGATCGTTTAAAATTGGAAATTCGGTCTACACTACAATCACCGTTAACAAATCATATAGAACGGCGGCACATCGAGACGCTGGTGATTTACCTACTGGCTTCGGCAATCTTGCTGTCTTGTCTGACGGTAATCCTTATAATGGTTGCTATACATTATTTCCTAAGTTCCGTGTTGCGGTTAACGTGAGACCTGGTGATCTTGTGATGATGAACGTTCATGAGATTCACGGCAATACGAAGTTTGAAGGCGAAGGCGAACGTATCTCGATTGTCTGTTACATGCGCGAAAAGATGGCCGAATGTAAGACAAAGTCCTACGAGGATTGCCGTTATCGCTTCGTAGAGTCGCGTCGTTTAAATCAGGATCATCCTCTCTGGCACGAACACTGGAATGGTGTTTCAAGTGGTATGTGGAAGTCAGAGGAATGGCGTGACTATCTGATGGAAAATGGTTTACATGAATACGCTGATCAACTCAACATCTCTTCTGGTGGAGTGGAGTTAGACATCTAATGTTAGAAATTATTATCCCGACTCTGGGTCGTTGTGACAACCAGATTACTTTAAATTCTCTTCCTCATAAGTGGAAAAAAAATACTACATTAGTTGTTCAAGAACACGAGTATGACTATATGAATAAGAAATATGGTAACTCTTGTTCTGTTTGGCGATTGCCTTCTGGTACTAAAGGTATTGCTTGGACTAGAAAGCATATCGCTAATAACTGGAAGAACAAGAACATCTTTGTTATGGACGACGATCTAAAGTTTGTTCAGTTAAAAGATGTTGAAGGTAAGATGATTGGGTCTTCTCCAACGGAAGAAGAGTTCGACTTTACTATGTCAGAAGTAAGTCGTCATATGCAGGAGGGTGTTGTTCATGGTGGATTCGCTGTAAACAACACTCCTCCTGTTCCTAATCCTTATAACTATAATTCGCGTATTTGGACAAACGTATTCTACTCAGCCGATTTCCCTGTGGATCAGATAGACTTCGGCACGCAGTATGAACTAATGCCAGAAGACTTCTATGTAAATCTACAGTTGCTTACAAAAGGTTACAAGAACGTGATTTTCAATCACTTCAGAGTTTCGCCTTCGGCTACAAATGCTAAAGGTGGATGCGCTGAATACAGAACTATTAACAACCATAACCGTGGTCAAGAAATTCTAGCGGAGTTATTCCCTGAGTTTGTTACAGTAACTAGTAAGGCACAAACATCAGGACCATGGGCTGGGCAAGAAAAAAAGGCTCTTTCCATTCAATGGAAAAAAGCCTTTGAATCTTCTCAGATTTCTTCTCTGGAATCTTTTTTCTAGACAAAAATAAAGTCGTTTTGTATTGCTCTGACATAAGAAGAAAGATCTGATCGAATGGGCATAACTCCTTTGTGCCCATTTCCAGAACTATTTGATCCAACAGAGCTGTTATTGTTAGTAACGTTACTGATATTGTTAACGACAGTAGAACCTGTTTGTTTATTTGCAGCGTTGTTTTCAGAAGACTTATTTACCAGGTTCGCGCCGTTGTTAATTGGCGGAGTAACTTGATCTGGTGCAGCAGTAGGAGTTGGAGTATTAACTGATTCCGGCTGCATTCCATTTAATCGTCTAACTAATTTTCTGACATTTTTAATGGAATTTTTTTGTTGTTCAGTATACAAGTTTTCAGGTACAGGTTTCCCATTAATCTCTGTAGGAATGTTTCCTTCAAACCTAGCCGATTCCAATTGTATTCCCATCTTATCAGCAAACTCTGTGGCCAACTTTTCTTTTTCTTCTTCGTTTTCTTCTTTGTTACTGTAAACTCTGGTAGGAGTTCCTGGTGTAGCAGTAAGAGTTCCTGTTGTAGCAGTAAGAGTTCCTGTTGTAGCAGTAAGAGTTCCTTGCCCTGTTGTAGCAGTAGGAGTTCCTTGCCCTGTTGTAGCAGTAGCAGCAGGAGTTGGAGTATTAACTGATTCCGGCTGCGTTCCATTTAATTGTCTGTTTAATTGTCTGGCATTTTTAATGGATTTTTTTTGTTCTTCAGTATACAAGTTTTCAGGTACAGGTTTCCCATTAATTTCTATAGGAATGTTTCCTACAAACTTAACTGATTCATACTGTATTCCCATCTTATCAGCAAATTCTTTAGCCAACTTTTCCTTTTTTTCTTCTTTTTCTTCTCCTCCGTCAGAAGGCTTATTCATATCTTTCAAATCTTTAGCGGCTAATGCTGCATCTACAGCAAGTGAAGCACCAGTTCCAATACCTGGAACAGTTCCCAAAATACCAGATCCTGCTTCCATGGCAGCACCTAAGTAGTCGCCTTTCATAGCTCTATTAGCTGCGAATCCAAGACCAGCCGCCAGACCAATAAACGGAATCTTCTTGACCAAAGCCTTTCCACCAATCTTAGACAAAAACTTGGACGCTTTGGATGCTGCAGGCGCTGCAGTTTCTGCTGCCTTACCAGCCGTTTCAGCAATCTTGGATACTGCAGGCGCTGCAGTTTCTGCTGCCTTACCAGCCGTTTCAGCAATCTTGGATACTGCAGGCGCTGCAGTTTCTGCTGCCTTACCAGCCGTTTCAGCACCTAGTGCACCACCGATACCTAAAAATCTGCCTAATTTTCCACTTCCGCTCAAACGACCGGTCGCGCGACCTGGTTTTTTTCTCCGCCTTCCCCGCCGAGAACCTGAGAAATCCAACATGTCGAGTAAAGAGGTTCCTCCTCCTTCTTTATCATCTTCTTCTAGTTTATTTTTCCCTTCTTCTGGTATAGCTATTGGTGTTGTAGAAGCTTCTGGTGTTGCGTTTAGTTTTTCTAGCATGCTTTCTTTTAACTCAGAAGCACGCTCTTGTTCTTTTCTTTCCCTGGTTTCTTGTAACTCTTTACTCTCTTTAAATGCCTTTGTTAGAGTGTCATAAATTTTAAGTAAGTGCTCGTCGATAGTTTTGAGTTCACCGACGATAAGGTTAACACCAGGCGTAGGTTCTGCTTCTGCTCCTGCGAAACCTGTCGCTGCCACTGGTTGAGGAAAAGTTTCAGGTTCGTTTTCAACAGTAGGTTCAGTAGTTACTTTATCGGGAGTTTTAGACTCGGTTGTTACTTCAGGCGATTCTGGTGCCTTTGCTTCAACGTTTACTTCTGGTGTAGGCTCTGGTGTGGGAGACTTTATCTTTTCAAAACTAGCTGCTAGAGATCGCTTATTTTCTTCTTCTATTTCGTTTTGTTCTTTTTTTTCTGAGTACTTGCGTTTTGCGCCTATAACAACGCTGCCAAGAAGACCAGCGAGCACATTATTTTTGTAGAGGTCGCTCAGTAAATCGTCTTCGGCAACTTTAAGTTCTTCTTTACTTTTCTTTTCATCAAGCTGCTTAACATTTAACTGTTCAGCTTTTGTAGAAAGTTCAACGATCTTATCTATGTCGTCAGAAGTTTTATCAGTCTTCTCGAGTAAGTTCTTTAACAAATTCCTGTCTGTGTCCGCAAGAAACTTTAAATTTCCTTTTAATTTTTCGAGGAAATTATTACTGGTTTCAAGCAACTGGTTGGTTTTTTTGTTACCACTAGAAATATCACGCAACTCTTCCAAAACTGATTCGTTGGCTTCTCTCAGTTTCTTTTGTTCTTGTGCGTTTTTTTCTGCTTTAAGTACCATTGCGCCCAGGCCGCGCAATGCCTCTAGTGAATCTGCGTCTATCTTTTTCGAATCCAGAATAGCTTTAAGTGTTTTTTTGGAATTATTGTCTAACAGTTCGGCCTTGGAAATAAGAAGTTCAATTAATTCATTTGATTCCTTTGTGCCGTTTATGATCTTAGTTAGCTCTAAACTCTTTCTTTGTAAGAACGGTTTTTCCTTTGATGACTTTGACTTTCCGAATATTTTGATTTGCTCTGCCAGTTTTTCGTTAGAAGAATTGAGTTGGCGAATCTCAGCAGCCAGCTCGTTATTTTGTTTCTGCTGCTGTTCTTGACCTTGCTTTTGGTTTTGTTTATTTTTCTTTTTAGCCATTTCTCTTTCTTCTTTCGTTTTCTTCTTCTACAAACTTATTCAATAGAGATATGTAAATTTCCCTTTCCCATGGAAGCATATTTTCTAATTCAGTCAGAGAGTATCCATGATATTGCATCATAGCGAAATTAGATAGATAATAATTGGTCAGCGTTTCGTTGCTGACCGCTATGCGAAAAAATCCTGCATTCCCTTTAGAACTAAATCTTCTTTGTATCCACACTTCTTGCAGACATAAGGAATCGTTTCTGAGATGTAGGGAATATTAGAATAGAATTTAATTAACTTATCCATGCTGGTAATTGAAAGAGTAAGAACAAATTCTCTTAGTTCCTCTCGTGTAAAGTCATCATAGATCTTTTCCGAGTCAAAAACATATTCGGTGTCGTTTGTAACCATGTCAATAACAGCAGTGTATTCCGACGTCGTTCCTTTGCCCTTAAACAAATCTTCTGCAGTGCTGAGATTCGGATATTTGAGTTTGATGCCAAGGTTGTCAGTTAGTTTGATTTCGTTGTTCGAACCTTCAGGCCAGATTACCTTTACTTTATCTAGCTGAGCTTCTGAAACATTGATAGCACCACACTTAATCCCGTCAATTATATTGTTACATTTATAACTGAGTTCTACCTTTTCGCCAACCGACTTAGCTCTTAGATTAATAAAGAAGTATTCTATATCAAACGACGTAAGTTTATCTACGTCTATTCCTGGTGTTACGATACACGAAGAAACTATTTCTTTTGTCGCGTGGATAATATCCTGAATATCAGACGCTTCAGAAGACATCAGGAGGATGGATTGTTCCTTTACTGTATACGGTCTAAAAGTAATCTTCTTACCCGTGGAAGGTATCGTTAATTCGTATGTTGGTGTAGATAATGTTGGTAATGGCATATTATTCCTATATCATTGGTTCCTTGTCTAAATGTGTCCAGTTAATTTGTAATGCTTGTTCGTTGTCGGTTGGTCTCTTAACAATTAAGTTTTCGTAAGTTAATAAGACGGTTTGTTCTAAAATGTCATCAGTCTTACCCCAGTCCAGGTTTGTCGCGTCTACCCGAGAAGGGTAGGCGTTTTGTAGAGTAATAGAGTAGACGTGCTTGGGGGTTCCTTCTTCTTTTTCAGCGTATGAGTAATGATCTATAGTAACGTTGGTTACATACTCTTTATAGTAGGCAACGTTATTTGTCTCGAAGGAATTAATTGCTTCGACCCAGTTTTCAAAAAAATATCTCTGATACCATGTATTGTCTACTAAAAAGGTCATGTCAACACTATCTACTGATCTACCATAAACAGAACTATACATCATACCATAGGTTCTAGTTTCTGTGGCATTAAGATTAATCGAGGGGATAGAAACAGACTTACAATATAATGTGAGTTTTTCATTTTTAGCAGAGCCACTGTTTCTTTTCTGTAAGATCGGAGGTGGAACAAAAATCACACTAAATCTGGCGGGACTTGCTAGATCTAAAATTGCCTTTGACTTAAACTCCTGAAGGTTAAAAGGACGCATATGTTATTATTTATTATTTTCCGAACAGTTCTTTTTCTGTGAATACTTTAAAGATAATTCCGT